TCTCCCAAAACGAATAGTTTTATATTTATTATCCCATTTTTCTTGTAGTTCTTTATATTTAGAAGTATTAGATTCTCAAAATTGCTGCCGTATAGGACGATCATAATTGGTAAGCGGTAATATAATCCTTTCCAGAACCAGCGACACCAACAACAAGGATGGCCTTGAAAATACATTGATCATAAGCCTTCTGTTAATTGAGATTCTTCACCAATTAGATTTCGTCTGATATTTTGAAACACACTTCTTGCCAAGACAATGTTTTTGTTTGGAAAATGCTTTAAGAAAGAATCAAAATCACCATCCACAGCAAATTGTCTCGTTTTCGGACCGGAAATTCCTTTTGTGCCATCAGAATTTTCGTCTCTCATTCCAGCCAAAATGATCTGAAATCTTGGAATGACGATTTGTTTGACCGAATCCGTTATTTCCTTTGTGGATGATCTGATATGTTTTTCAGCCATCAAGTTATATTCATCAATACGATCCTCACCCGCAACCATGGTGATATCACCAAAACCTTCTGCTATCATGTCTCTTAATAGTTGAAACAGAGGATTATGAACAATTTGAAAATCAACAGTAGGAAAGATTTGTTGTAAAGTTTTGATTTTGAAATCGGCAGAAAGAGGATTTGCTTTGTTATCTTGACTTTTTGATACATAAACACGCACACTCGCGCTATTTTTCTTAGATGATAGCGCGAGCATTTTGTCTATTAGTTTTTTGTGTCCATTGGTTATTCCCTGAAAGCGGCCAATGGTAAATACAATACTTTTCATAATATCTTATTTATCTGTAATTGAAATTGGCAAACGAAAACTCGTCGCGATCTATGATCTTGATGGGATCATGACCATGAATTTTCATCACCATTCCTTCAAATCGTATTTTTTTGTCGCCAATATAAGCTTTTATGTTAGGAACTTCAAACAAAGAAAGAAATTGGTTCTTTAAAGATTTGGTTTCTTTGATAAAATCAAAATACATTTGGATAATAGCAAATGAAAATTGTGATAATTCATTCTTGATAAGCTTTCCCTCGGGTCTTTTATCCATGAATGTCCAAAATTCCGCATTAATGTCATCGTATTGTATTGTTTCAATTTTATATCCAGATTTGAGAATGAAGTTGACAAATTTCATAATGAATTCCTTGCTGGTATCAGTAATCATTGTATTCCAATAGAATGCTGGTTGGGTTATAAAATCGGTTGTTTTTGTTTGTGTGAATTCATATGGGTTGACCGACAAAATTTTTGGATGTTGTATCCATTGGATATTAGGAGTTTCGTCGGCAATGATGCCAGCCAATGTTTCGCCATGATATGAAGTATGCCATGCGATACCAATATCATGAAGATCAATATCGGAAAATTCATAAGATATCAGATTTGGTTTATAGACAATATTGAAGTCGTTAGATAAGGCATACTTGCTTTGTGGAGTAAATAGCAAGTCACCCTGAATGATATTGGGTATCTGATCCTTTACCTTTTCAAGATATTGAAATAGATAATACATTTTTGCCTGTAGCTCAATATCATGATTATACACCGTTGCCACTTCTTCACGGGAATGAGCAACCTTTGGTGTTTTGTTGAATATACCCTTGGTTGAAACAAAAAACTGCCCATTGTCGGGATTTGTTCCGGTGCAAACAGACGGTGAACCATCATATTTAACACTTAAAAGAACATTATTATCAATTATTCCTGTTCTTCCTATTTTGGTGATTTTCTCCAAATATTTGAAATATGTATTACTATCACTTAACAATAATTCTTCAAGATGCATCATGTGTTTATTAATCATGTATTATTCTCTATATCTTATCAATGAATATAATCTAACAGAATAGTAACAAATACTGGATGTTACTTTACTGACCCCACAAGCGCGCATTGCAATGTAGAGTTGAGTATCAATGAATTTCTTACTATAATCAATCTCACCATTTTTCCACAACAAAATCAAGTAGTCATGTAAGATAGAAGGTCTGGTTGATTGATGGCCTAGAGGCGGAATCCACCACCACAAAAAACGAGGAATTGTCATTCCATCACTGGAAAATCCTATTGGTACAGTAACGAAACGCTGGCTTCCGATTTCATCAAATTCCCATATCAATTCTTCAAGTAATTTCACTTTGCGGTCTTTGGCATTGCTGAATTTAACAATAAGAGGACTGGTAAACGCACTCATATTACAAATCCTTGAAAACAGAAAGATTAAGTCTTGATGTATCAATTTTTGGGCCATTGCCGAGAACAGGACCAATATTATAGACCGATTTTTTATTCATCCAAAACGCCAATTCAAATGTAAATTGATATCGTGTTGGTTCCTTCGCTTGGACTCGTGCTCGCCATTGTGTTACGGCAGAATTTCGGAATGTAGGGAGAGTTTTAAGATTATATGGATCGCGATTTCCCAATTGGAAAAATCCATGTGTTCCAATATTGATGTAATATGTATTTTTGCGATTATAATATGATTCAACGGCAGATGGAGGAATTGTTCCAACCAATTCATGAAAATTATCCTTATCACGTTTATAGCGGTCTGACGGGGAAATTTTACCGGCAGTTGCCTCCCACAAATGATCACGATCACGCTTATATGGAGTAGCTGTCCATTTTTTGTTTAAAATGGTAAGTAAATTAATGTCTTTGGCCAATGATTGAATGAAAATTTTCTCTGGATCATCGCGATCTTCGTCAAACCCCCAAGAACCATCTTTCCATCGCAGGACAAGAGAACCAGCCGAAGCCGCTTTAAGTTTCAGTTCATATGGTTGTTTTTCGTTCCGATAATTCAACATCAAATCTGGTTGATCGGAACGATTACCAGCCGGACGAAAATTATGCTGCACCAAATTGTAACGCTTTAATGTTTTGGCGACATTATGTTCGTAATCAAACCCTCGTTGTGTTTTTGCCATGAAAATACCCTTTTATGGGTATTTATCTCAAATCACTATTCATGTATCCTTCTTCCCATAATTTATCATAATGATCATCACGCCATCCAAGAGTCAATTCGCATCCATAATGTCTGCTGAAAAACTTTTGGATTTCTTCACTTTTGTTGCCAAGATAATCATATGTGACATTGGGATTGCTAACGAAAAAAATCTTTGCTTCCATGCATTTATCACACTTTGCGAAATACTATTCTTTTGCCATAAATCACCTATTAAACACCGCTAATGATATCAAGGGCCAGTTCCTGCCAATTATCAACCTTGATGATTCGCGAATCCGTTACATGATTATTATGACCATGTGTCATCAAATATGTTTTAAAGCCACATTGTGCGCCCATCATGGCATTTTCGGTTTTATCTTCAATCCAAATCTTTGAATTTCCAATCCATTTTTCCAGTTCTTTATCCTTAGCGGCACCCGTATCAAGACAGATGATTTCCTCAAAAAGATCACCGAAAACAGATTTCAGATTGTGTTCTCTCGCCATTGCCGCCCAAGGATCGTTTGAGACGGAAGTGATGACCACAAACCGATATCCATAGTTCGCCAATATCGGCAACCATTTTTCGGAATCTCGCATGGGTTTGATAAAGCCAATAGCCGCTGACTCGTTGAATTGACGAATCAGTTTTTGTACTTCCCTTTTCGGAATGCCATAATGGACATGCAACCCATAAGATGTAACGTCATGATTGGGAATTTTCATATAACCTTTGGACTGCATCCATTCGTCAAATGCTGTTTCCCAATCCAATAAAACACCATCACAATCCGTTAAAATTATTTCATATTCGTTCATACTGTTATTCCTTTGAATTTATCTTTCTCTATAGGTTTGTCCATCCAATCCATGAATGAACCATTTGATGAAGCCGAACCTACAGATGCGATATTCGGCATAATTAATCCTTCCTCACTGTTTATCAGATCAAAAAAGCGCATTCGTGATCTATCAACCCCAAGTAGAAACTTTGGAAATTTGTTTTTGTCACCAAGTCGGTTTTTCAGTTGGATGAACAAGACTTGATTTTGTTGCAACAGTTGTTCGTTCACCATCATGCTAAACATCAAATCCGCTGTTGCAGGAAGACCGAATGATTCGGCAGTGTTAGTCAAATCCGGTTCACTTGACTTGAAACCTTCACGGTTAACCTGTGTTGCGGTGAATACGCGCGTTTTGTATGATACTGCCATTCCTCGTAATTCCTCTGCGACGGCCTTGATGTATTCATACATCCCGGCTCCACCATGACGGTATCTTGACGACGCACACAAATTGATGTAATCTATAAAAATAATTTGTGGTCGGAAATTCTTTTTCAGTTTCAATTCATCAAGTAATGCCTTGAAATGTAATGTTGAAGCGGAAGCGGTCGGATATTCCTTGACGATGAGTTTGCCATTTGTCTTGGCTTTCAATGCCGCAATTCGCTTTTGATAATCGTTGATCGGCGTCTTTTCAACATCTTCCAGTGCGATATTCAACAAATTGGCATCAATTCGCTGAATGATTTGTTCTTGCGACATTTCCAGTGTGATGTAAAGAACATCCGCGCCTTGTGCCATGAAACCAGCCGCCAGATGACACATTAACATTGTTTTACCGACATGAACACCGGCCAATGCAACCGAAAGCGTTTTTTCTGGTAATCCGCCATTCGTGATTTCATTTAATTTGGCGATATCAAACCGAATTTTATTATCTACACGATGATAATACGAAAACTGTTCTTCGAAATCTTCCAAATAGTCGTGACCAACATCCGGATCAAAACTAATGGATAATGCTTCGGAAAGAATATCAGGAATATTACCTTTGGTATGCTTCTTGTCTTTGCCATCAATAATACGCATTGATGCAAGCATTGCATTATAAATGGCCTTTTCCTGACAGAACTGTTCCGTCTTATCCATTAACCAATCTAAATTATTGGTTTCATTATATTTTTTGATTTCTGCTAATTGATCAACTGTATTTTTGTATGATTCGGCTGTATTATATTCAAATATACCCAATTCTGTTTCAATTTCACTAGGTTGTGGCAATTTACCATACTTCAACCCATAAGCATTGATGGCTTTCCATATATGCAATTCACCAAAATCAGTGAAATATTCGTCTTTCAGATAAGGTAATACTCGTTTATAATAATCTTCATTCCGTATCAGATTCGATAAAATTATCTTCTCTAGATTCATTTGTATTATCGTTCTCCATTCTTTGGATCATGAAAGTTACAAGCATGTCACCAATCAGGGTCACGATATCATCATCAATTTCAGCATTATTGGGATTACTTAAAACATGATATTGGAATGATAATTCAGGTCGGGTGTCTTTGTCAACAACTTTTATTGCACCGAGACGAATTATTAGACCGGATTCAATGAGTTCAATTGGACAGGTGTTGCTCGGATCAAGGTCTAGATCGTCGCGAAAACGATAATCAACACCCAATTCTCTTTTTTTTAGACTAAGTAGTTGGTTCGTCATGTTGTACTACTCCCGGTTGAAAACTGTATTTCTTGTAAACAGAGGCACGGAAATTTTTGTCTTTCAATAATCTTTCCCAAAGCGCCGTGTCAGCTTCGATAGCTGATTTTTGGGCCTGTTTTTCATATCCTTGAACCTGATACCATCCTTTGCCGGATTGTGTGATAATTCCAAGTTCCTTGGCGAGTTCAAACAAACCAGAATATTTGTCAATGAAACCATCAAAGTTGACGGTAATATCAAACTTGGATTTTTCACGGACTGTACGGGATTTTTCAATATTGATCGTGAAATTGAAACCAGTCAATTCCGTACCATCCTTGTCTTGCTGGCGTCCAACAATCCAGATATCATTTGATGAATAATATGAGCCAGTTCCACCACCAACAATATCTTTCGGAAACAATCCGATTTCCTTGTATGTGTGATTGACGCTCACCATTGGAATGTCTTTCAAATTCAAGTGCGGAGTAATGATTCGAAATAATGATTTCAATGCCTTGGCGCGCGTCATATCCGCAACTGATTTTTCATTTTCTGCATCTTCCACTTCTTTCAAAGACGCGAGATTACCAAGCGAATCAACGAGAATCATGATATGATCCCCTTTATTGATGTTTTTTAATTGATTGGCCAAGTCAAATTTGAGTTCTTCAACATTGGTTATTGGAGTATGCACAACTCTGGATTTATCCATTTCAACAGCATCAAAATAGCTTTCCGGAGTACCAAATTCAGAGTCATAAAACAAAACAACCCCATCTTCATATTTCTTTAAGAATGCGCTTCCCAAAAGCAACATGAAACCAGATTTGAAATGCTTTGATGGGCCAGCAATTTGTAGGTGACCGGGCATGATCCCCCCATCAAAATCGCAAGATAATGCCAGATTGACCATGGGAACATCGGTCGGAGCCATGTCCTTTTTGCCCCAAACCTTGGATTCCATGATTGAAGCTGTTGTTTTTATTGTAGAATTTTTCTTGATTTTTTCTAGTAGTGCATTAGGTGCCATATAGTAAATTATTCCTGATTGATAAACATTGTTTCGTAATATAACAAATCGGTTTCACCATTATTTTCAACTACATATTTGTAATCCGAATTAAATATCAATAATTCTGGTGGAGTGTTATAGGAAACAACATGCCACTCACCACTGGCAATTATTACTGTTGCCTTGCCATTAATAAAAGCAATCTGGCAAAATACCGGAACACTTTCGGGAAATATGTAATTTTTATGAATGCCCGGTCCTAATGTAATCAATTTATGATACCATTGATATTTTCTTTCGTTGATGATAGAAAAACCTGTATTTACATCATGAATTGGTCCAGTGTTCTGACTTTCTTGCTTGTCCATTTATTAGCTCCTAGAATGCGGTCAGCAGCCGCCAAGAATGCTCGTTCAAAGAGAGCATTATAATCAATATAATTTTCCAAGTCAAGGAAATTCGGAAATTCATTTTCCCATGCGATAACATCAGCCTGAATAGGGTTTGGCAACCGCAATGGAGCAAACCGAATTTTGTTTCCTTCCTTGATCAGATCATGTTCCTTTTCCAGTCCGCGAAGTTTCACGTTATGATTGTAGAACAGTGCCCCCTTGACATGCATTGGTGTTCCGAGCTTGTATATCGTGTTATCATCACTGTATTTTTCCAGACCATTAACCCCGGATGAAACGGAAATTTCATTGATGGATGTTGCCAAGAATTCTTTCTTGAAATCCGAAACGAATTTCTGTGCTCGTTCCTGCGATTGATCCGGGGAAAGAATGATTTCAATAAGTTTTTCAATAGCTTTTCGGGCGAGCATTGGAATTGTGGAGCGAACAGATTCCAGCCCGACAATCTTGTAATGTGGCTTGTCGTATCGCACTCCCTCCATATCCCAAACAGACATGGCATATCGCTTTTTGCCTGTCCAAAGGGCGCGATCAGCAATTGCTTCGCGTTTCATGAACATCTTCTGTTCATAGGCATTCATGTAATCCTTTAATGCATTGAATTGTTTATTGATTTGATCCTGTAAGGGACCATTGGCAATTTTATCAAGAAAATCAATGCGCTCGTCAATTTTCGGTTGTTTATTTCCATAAGAAGCGAGAACCAAATCATGCAACCAGAGATACATGGAATCAGTATCTTGTGCAATGACATAATTTTTGTTTGTTTTCAATATACCACACAAATATTCGTTCATGTGTTCACCAATCCACTGAATGGAAAGGCGTCCGGAAGAAGTGATGGCTTCGGCAATGCGAGGATCAAAGAGAACAAAATATTCAGAACCAAAAGCGCCGTAGGCCGAATTGAGACAGACCTTTAATGCCATTTGCAATGATTTATATTTGGCGATTTCTTTTTTGATTTCAGTGTGTTTGGATGTATCTTTTTCATGTTCAAGCAGCTTTTCGGCTACAATCTGTTTTTTCTTGTTGAGGTCGCGACCGTTATACATTTCTTGCATGATAGCAGGCAAAAAACCATGAACATCCGTTCGAAATAAATGATTATTCGGAGAAACAGTAACTTGCATTTCTTTCAATTTTGTGGTATCAATTTTCTTGTGCAACAGGGTTTCCACATTAATTGGTTGTGAAAGAAATTGTCTCATTTCGTCGGTATAATTTTGTGGTTCAATGATGGTTTCCGGTGACAGATTGTATTGCATAATTAAATGCGGATACAGAGAAGTCAAGTCAAAAGAAACGATATCCTGATAAGCTCTGATTTCTGGTTCAAGAACGAAAGCACCCGAATAGAAATGCTTGGCATGATGCACACCATGATCGAGTAGAATTCCCTGATTTCGCAGCTTGTTATCAACAATAGCTGCCCACATTCTTACCTGTTTGAATACATCTTCATAATTGACACGATTCATGTATGCAATCGCCATCGCCAAGTTGATCATGTCATACTTGTCCGAAATGCTTTCATCGAGTTCAATGTCGCGAACGTTATATTCTGTGTAAATCTGAAAATTGGTGCGCCAGATCGTATGTTTATTACCGTGTTCGGACAGATCAATTTTCTTTCCCAATCCTTCTATTTCACCAATTCGATCAAGTGCATAGCTATCTCGGCTCTTGCCGTCCGGACAATAGCGGATATAAAGTTCAATACTATCTAGAATTGCAATACCTAGGATTGCAAATGATGCTGACTGATAGCCGCGAACTTCGGCCTTGCGAGGATAAATTACTCCCCATGGAGAAAGCTTTTTCACCCATTCCTCGCCAAGCACGCGCATGATGCGGTTGACAAGGTATGGAATATCAAATCCGGAAATGTTCCAACCAGTTACAATATCCGGATAATTTTTTGACCAGACCGTAACAAAATCCTTTAACAATTCAACTTCATTATCAAATCGTTTGTAAGTGATACCTTCTTCATGTGGAGCATATTCGCCAACACCCCAAACAATGGTTTGACCGGACATTTTCATGCCAATCAAAAGCACTTCATAAAGCGCCTGTTCTGGTTCCGGAAACCCATCTTTAGAATAAACTTCAATGTCTATTCTGGCAACCTTTACCAATTCGGGATTATATTCACCGGTTTCATTGTCATCCAGCCATGTGTATTCAAATTTGCGCATACCATAGATATCAGTCAATTCACCGAATTGCTGAATATAATCCTTGGCTTCGCGGATTTTTTTAAATTCAACCGGAACTAGAGGAATGTTCTTGATTGAACGAAATGGTGTTTCTTGTTTTTGGGAAGCAGGAATATAGAGAGTTGGTTCATAATCAACCCTGCTTTGTATCGGCTTTCCGTCAGAATATCCACGATAGAGAATTTTCCCGCCATGAACTTGAACGTTAGTGTAAAATCGCATATTTATCGTCTATTTTCCAAAAAGTTTCTAGAAATAACCGCTTTGCCATAGATGGTTCATGGCATTGAATTGGAACATCAAGAGCATTTTCTTTAAGATGGTTCCATCCTCGCATCAATTCATTTTGTTCAGTCAACAAAATCTTGTTGTCATAAACTTTGACAATATGAGGCATTGGCCAAGGAAGATTATACCTTACCGCCATGGCTTTTTCAATATTTATTTCAATGTCTTTGTAATTTCCCAATTCGGCCTTGATTGGTTTGGGAACATCTGAAATGTATGATTCGGCGGCATCATGGAGCAGTCCCCACATGATTTCATAACCTTCGCAGCCGTCTTCCATCATTTTTTCGGCTATAAGGTATGAATGTTCTGCCACCGAATAAAATTCTACACAATGGCCGTTATAGCGACAAGTATTTGATAAGGCATGTGCAATATCATTAATATTAAAATCAAGTGGACAAGGGTCCAATGGCCAGAATTTGCCACCGGAATTTGTCTGTATCCAGCCGCCTCGTCGCGTTTCAGTTGTATTCATGGGATTAGACAATCAATTGTGGCTTTGATGGTACAAAAATCTTGGAAGTCTTTGAATGAACTTCGCGCGCCAGATCGTCGGTTGGATCAAAAATTCCAAGAACATGTTGATTATTGAAATCATACTGTTCATCCTTGGAAAATGGCATATATGGCATCATAGTAACAATAAGCTTCCCGGTCGCTGGATCGGGTGCAATTCCAAGTAGGAGAGGATTCTTGATTCGGAAACTGCTTGATCCGGTTTCTTCGTATGTCCCTGCCAAAACTTCACCGGTAATAAGTCTTACTAATTTGATGTTATTCATAAAAATTCCTTTCTTTCATTGTTCTGGTTCTTTGGTGATCATTTGTTCACCATTATCTGAATTATTGACTTCAAGTATGTAATTATTATCAGAATTGTTTCTGTTGTTGGTGTCAATGTTTCCATTCATTTGATATGGGCCATTTCCCTTACGGTGTGCCTCAATATCTTGTTTCAGGCGATCCAATTCCTGCTTTAATTTTTCATTGCCTTCATATGGAAAATTATACAATAATTCAGCTTCGTTGTCAACATTTGTTATCCATACGAGGACATACATTTTATCATCCTGAAAATGAACTTTGTGGTGGTTATATTCAAAATGAATGGATGGGTTTGGAAGCCCGTCAATCGGTGTATAAAACGTCATTCGTTCGTGAGTCGCCGCCACGAAGAAAATGAGTGCACTCAATATCAATGTCAAATATCGCCATCTACCCGTTGCGACTCCAAACAGAATCGCGAGCAACATGAATATTCCAAACCATATTATAAATTGTGTTATCATGGTCCCGGTCCCGGATTGCTTCCCAAAATCTTGTTACAATAGTCATATTGAGTAATGTCATCAATAAGAATCGGTTTGTCGTTTCCATTATAGGTAAAGGAAAATGCTGTTATTTCACCTTTTACCGGCAATTGAATATTCAAACTATGCTTGTAAAGAATTGAATATGATGGTTGAACCTGTACAAATTCAATGGAAATGTTTTCTGGAATGGCATTGTTGCCGGATACTTCACCCGAGAAAACATGAACGTTGACTGTGTATTCACCTTCAACAAGATTTCGTAAATGAAGAACTTCACGATTGATTCGGAAAATAATAGGCTCACCATTAATGATCATGGTATCATTCTTGAATCCAAGATCGTCTCTTTCCAGTGTTGCCCATGAACTGTCCTTTTTGTGAAAATATATAATTTCCCCCTCTGGATTTCTGATATATAAATCAACATCATAAGATGAATCATTATTCCAATCCATCGTAATAAGGAAATTATCCTTTGATTTGATTTCGTTTTTGGCATTTTTTTGAATCGTAATAAGCATCATGGCAATGACAAATAATACAGTGAGAATCATTGCAAGATTCATTACAATATCATTGAATGCAGTTGTTAAATGATTATTATTTTTCATGGAAAATATACTTTATTGATAACATAATGGCGGAAGATAATCCCGCAATAGTTGTCAGAATGGCTACCGACAAGCCATTCGTGATTTGTCCAAGTATCAATTGTACACTGGCTGGATCAGCAAAATTCAATCCCGCAAATAATCCGAATAGTGCCATAAAAATACCGATAACTGTTCCCAAGAATCCAAGTGACGTAAGAGTCATGGGAATCCATGCTGCGATTCGTTCAAGAATTCTGTTTTCTGTATAGATATCAGATAGAAACATGTTAAGGTTTGCCAACAGATACAACACGATAATGATGTATGAAATATAGGATGTATCAAGAAGGATGTAAGATAAAAATCCTAGATGGTATAGACCACCTAGAATAAACAGATCAATAAGTACGAAAAACAAGAGCATATAATTACGCATGTTGAGCGATCCACTTCCCTAATGATTTATCATACATTTCAATTTGAACTGATTGACATTCCCACCTGTCCCGTGATTTTGCTGCCTTTTTGGCGGAAGCAAAATCATCAAAATATTGCATATAGGTATTGTATGATCCACTGCCATTTGCTGGTTTATTGGACCGGTAAATTCTGAATTCTTTCATGATGTTCCTTTGCTATGTCATATCCAAGTTTCAGTGAAATGTCATGTGGTATTACATTACTATTTAGAAATGCATATAAATTGGCCGATAATTCCTCTGGCATAGAATGATACTCATAATCAGCCGGACCAAATTCGGGATTGTTTGCAATTTCCGCAGCCAGTCTATAATAATTTTCGTTGTCAATCATTACACCATCAAAAAATACATCATAATCATCATCCTCGCCCCTCAATTCATATCGTCCATTTTTCAGATCAAGCAAATGACCAAATTCATGATATACAATAAACCGAATGTCTTCAATGGTCAGTGGAGTATCAGGAGGAATCATAAAATACAGGACATGATTAGCCAAATCACATGACTGTTCATGACTTCTTCCCATAAAATAACTTGAAGCATCATAGCCCATTATCAACCAGTCATTTTCCTTTAGATATTCGGATAATCCCGGTTCCTTTGAAATGACTTCATGAGCGACTTCAAGAACGAGATTGGTAATTGTATCATCCGAATAAAAATTAAAACTGGATAATGAAACATCAACCAGTTTTTGAACCCGATGATTATTGATCATGATATAATCCTTTCCAAATTCCAATCATTTCGTGTGAAAGATCAAGATTTTCTGCCAATTGCAATATGTAACCAATTGTCTTTTCCATCGAAGCACGATAAATGAGATTATCGTGATCATCATCTTCTAGTTTGGTTTCAGTCATCACCCCATACAAACCAGCATCAACAGCCAATGTACGTAAATCACTAGCATATGTGGCCATTAATTGCAAGTTTTTTATCACACCACTATCTGACATGGATATTGTTCCGCAAGTTTCTTAAGTTCTTTCATCGTGTCTAGAAGCAATAAATGTTCCTTCCCGGATTCATAAGAAATCAATAAATCTTTGTGTTTTGGAATATCATTTTCGATCATTTGAGAAACAGCAAATGAATTTGCAGACAATTCAAACGGGAGCTTTACGTATTCTTTGTGGGGTAAAAACAAATAATTTAGTGAGTGATATTCTTCATCTTTCCAATAAATACCGCCTTGGTCGGATGAGTTCAAATAACCATTTCGAGCATCCAAAAGATGACCAAATTCATGATAAATCAAAAATACAATATCGGCTGGATCAGAAACTTCATCGAATCCATATATCAAAGTTTTGTTTCCTAGATCAAGTCGCGACCAGTCGTCAGAATCGATAACAAGCCACCAATCAGAAATAAAATCTCGTATTTCATGTTCATTGATTAGTTGTTTCAATGTGAAATAAATCAATGAAACAAGGTTCTGGTTGTGGTTCAAGTTGAGACGAAATTTTTTAAATCCCAATGAATCTCAATTCAAATTCATGACAAAGTTCCTTTCAATTCATATCATATTCAAAAGGGATTGTCAACCCCCCTATAGACTGGCGGCTTGAATATGCATCCAATCACGGCCAATTGCTCGCCCTAAACTTGTCCAGCCGTGTTTTTCCCAAATGTCAAACCAATCTGTATATTCAGGCGCACAAAACAAGGCTTGTGGGCATCGTGTTCTCAAATCGTTTGGTCCAGCATAGAAATCTATAGCACATCCATATGCGTGCATACTCCAACTTGAGCCGCCTCGCATTTGGCGATGAACATATGATCCGGCGAACCGATTCAGTCCTAGACGAATAATGGCTTCTTGTCCATAGTGTTGCTCAATTTCAGTCAATGCAGATAGAGCCGAATCAGCACATTTTTTATGAAGGGTTATTTTCGTCACTTTCTGATTGAGATTCCAATCAAGAACCATTTCATAAGGCGGAGTAATTGTCACAAGTTGTAATTGAACTTGTGGTCCCGGCTGACCATAGAATTTGGCGACGTTTTTCTGTGATGGGAAAGGTGAACCGACCGGGGTAGGAGTAACAACGGTTGTTTCCAGCTTTTCCTTTTTTCCATAGGCTTTCTTGTATGCCCATGCATCATATGCAGATTTTGATAGTCCACCATAATAACCGTCAATTGTACCGGGATTATATCCAAGTTTTACCAGTGCAAGTTGCACTCCCGCCACAATGATTCGTTCTCTTGGCCAGCTTCGGATTTCTTCGCGACCTGTAGTCAGAATATCCATTGCTGCTTTGGTTGCCGGTCCCCATTGACCGTCAATGCCAGATTTATATAACCCTAGATCGGCTGCAAGTTTTTGAAAATCGTAAAGTGTAAATGACATATTCTTTAGTCTCCCAAGGAATATTTATGTGTTTATGATATAGCAGAAATATCATTAAATCGTTTGAAATGATATATTGGTTTTCCTTTACTATTCAACCAGATAGAAAAAAGAAATGGTGACTCCAATTAGTGTTCCTGCCAGAACCGTTAGAATCACCATTTCCATTATCCACGTCCTAAATGTGTTCTGAAATGATCAGCCGCGTGAGTAGCAGCCCAACCATCCGGCTTGACCTTTGGAACAACGCCAAGAACACCCTTGACATAGCCGATGGCCTGTTCCACAACACAAGATGAACCATGCATCTTGTTTGGATTAATATCCAAGTGCAATTCAACCGCGCGCTCACCAATCACTGGTAGAAGTTCCTCAAAAAGAGCAACAGCCTTATAGACTTCGTTCATAAGTCTCATTGCTGGTTTGTTCTTCTTTTGGTCATAATCCGGTTCATGGGTAATATCACCAAAAACACGACACCCATTGCGACCATTCATATGAACAACCACAACAACAGTGTAATAAGCATTCCAAATACCGTTTAATTTGCGGCGATAAGAATCGCAACCAATATAAACGCGAGTATCCGGACCTTGCTTATTAATGAAATCTTTGATTTCTTCTATATCTAGCTTTTGCATTGTTTAAATTTCCATTATCAATGTTCATGCCGCCATGATCAAGGCGGCTATTCCGAAAATTGTTGCGAAGTAAACGAAAATCATCATCAATCTCTTTTATAGGCCATATATATCCAAAATAACACCACTACAGCAATGATTTTGGATATAATCAGGACATTTATCATCATCAATCTCCATTTGCGAGAATGAAATCCTTTTCCTTGCGAACAGAAATTGAATCCTGTTTCAATGGAACACGAATAAATCTCTTGTTGGTTTCTTCCGGATTTGGATTCGGAATTGTCGTCCAAGGATTCTTTCCAGCAGCCAAAGCATCAAGCTTGTCAATCGCCTTGTCCAATTCGGACTTGTCGGCACGGATGGCTTTTGTAATTGCCCAATCCATTGCGCGGCCTGTTCCCTTGCTGGTATATTTTGCGCGTAGCTTTTTCTTGCCCATTATTTTTCTCCATTTATCCAATATTTCCACAACAAAGCCCATATCAACGTAGAAATAAAAACTCCCATCACATAAAGACCAATGAATGCGAATATTTCCATTGTCATTTTTGCTTCTTATATCAAGTTTTCTGTGGTTTGTCAAGTGAAATTTCGGGAATAAATTGTGTATGGCCATATCAAAACAAGAACGAAAAACCCACCCCAAAAATCCAAGGTGTTCCATTCAACTTTCGTATAATCAACCAATTCCATATCACTTAAATGGATCGCGCCGGTATAGGTTAATCCAACAACGAAATACCAAACGATAAAATATACCATATCAATATTCCTCTATTATCACTTCAATTGGGTTATTTTTGTATGGATGAAATTCAACATAATCCGTGGTATCAACCAATTGTCGTATATGGACATGATCAGAAGAAATCTTTTCCACAATTCGAACTTTTGTTCCTTCTGGAATATGCGTAGCCTGAATTCTAACTATAGCTGTCATTTTAATTTACTCCTTTATACTTATTACAAATGCCCTCTTGGTGCGGATTTTACCTTGTTGAACGGCAATTATATCTTCTAATTTCACGAGACATTTTAGCGTAATATCTCCATTTTCCCAATAAGTCGGATGACTGAAATGTAACCCACCAGCACAACTTATTGTCGGATAATCGTTGTAATCAGCGACAGATATCCATTCACCAACTTTATATTGAAAAGTATGATCAAATAAACTTGTCAAGTTATCATTAGTCTTTTTATAACATATAATTTCATTATTTTTTACTTTCAATCCCGTCTGACATTCAATTGATTGAATCTTGTTTTTTCCGTCTGTAATGTCGCAATCAAGTTTTGAATATTGAATATAATTATGTTCAGCAACAACTGCATCATCAAAGACCTTTGCGTCACCACAGACCGCTGCATTACCATAGATCATTGCATTACCACAGACCCATGCATTACCACAGACCTTTGCATTACCATAAACAATTGCATTGCCACAGACCCATGCATTACCATAGATCATTGCATTACCATAGATCATTGCATTACCATAAATCCAGCAATTGCCTCCTTTTCAAATTCCATTAGATTCGGCTGGCTCATTTTCAACCTTAATTTTCTTCTTTATGCCGCCTCTTCTTCCGTAAAATCTGGCTGAATAGCATGTGAGAATTTTCATAATATCCTCTGCCAATTCTTCTTCATATTTCTTTTCTTTTGTCTCAACGACTTCAACCGTAATTTCTAAATTCTTAAATATGGCATCAAGATATTCATAACCGAATCGGGCAAGCCTATCTTTGTATTCAATCAGCACTCGTTCAACTTTGCCTTCAAAACACATCTTGATTAACTTATGTATTCCAGTTCGCTTCTCATTTATTCCACTGGCAATCTCGTCAATCAAGACGTACTTGTAACCTTTTACTTCTGCGTGTTTTCTCAGTCTATCTTTTTGACGCTCAAGATTCTCTTTCTGTTTGGCAGTTGAACATCTTGCATAAATCACAGTCAACTTTTCTTGCTTCTCTTTCTCTACACCCATATAAGCGTCTAAATCTTCCTGCCGAAAACGCCTATGCTCACCAGTAGTCTTGAAAGATTTTACTTTTCCATTGTTGGCAAGTGTCTTGAGTGTGTTGATCGACACCCCAAGATATTCGCTTGCTTCTGTGATTTTATAGATTTTCATACTTATACCTGAACAGTTTTTCGATCCTCGGATACTGGGAGTTTTTATCAAGAATGGTTTTATGTTGTATTTCCTTTACGCAAACAAAGTCATTTGGTGCAGAATATTCGCTTATAAATATAGTATGCCCCCTTTTTGCTTGCGTTCTACACCAATTCCAAAAAATATCGTGGTTAAAATCATCTTTGTATTTACAAGTATCGGCATACGGAGGGTCGCAATAAATGAGACTGTTTTCTGGTATTTCTAATTCTAAGTAACTACCAAACTTAAACACAACGCCATCAAGATTTTTTGCCTGCTTAACAATACAACGGCTACCCCTTTCCGCATAATTATCTCCCTTCTTGTTAAACGCATATCCACCCCACCATTTCCCGCCAAACGAGCAAAGGAAACCAACAAATCCAACCAATTCTTTTGGGTAATCCGCTGGTCTTGATTTAATTGCATAATATAATTCTTTGCTAATATCTGTTGGTGGTATGTAC